TGAAGATACATTTATAAAGGGTAATACAATAACTAAAGAAGAAGTATTACATGCAGAAGCTAATGCTATTGCAAAAGTTGCAAGGTCAAGTGAGTCTACAGAAGGTGCCGATATATTCTGTACTGCTATGCCATGTATTCATTGTGCTAAACTAATACACCAATCAGGTATTAAGAAAGTATATTATAGAGAAGATTATAGAGCTAATGTGGGTTATGGAAGACCCTTTTTAGAAAAGTGTGAAATAGAATTGGAGAAGATATGAGAGTAGGATTTACCTGTAGCACATTTGACTTATTACATCGTGGTCATGTTGCAATGTTAAGAGAAGCAAAGGCTGCATGTGATTATTTAATATGTGCATTACAAAATGACCCGTCAGTGGATAGACCAGAGAAAAATAAACCCATTCAGAATATTGTCGAACGCCAAGCGCAGTTAGCCGCCATTAGGTACGTTGATGAGATTCTAGTATATAATACAGAAGAAGAGCTATTAGATATCTTAGCAATGTATCAGATAGATGTTAAGATAATGGGCGAAGAATATAGAGATAAAGACTTTACTGGTAGAGATTTATGTAAACAGCGAGATATTGATTTTTACTTTAATAAAAGAGACCACAGATTTTCAACTTCAAATTTACGCAAAAGAGTTGAAGAAAACACTTTACAAGCAGAGTGATTTGTAGTATAATATACTTAATATTTAAACAGGAGAAGATATGCCATCAATAGATTTAACACCTAGGAAACCAAGAAATCCTAGGGATAAAAGACCTCAGAAACCAATGCCATTTGACGTTGCTCTAAGAAAGTTTAGAAAAGCAGTTGAAAGGGCTGGTACTCTGCAGGACGTACGCAGGAAGGAGTTCTATGAGAAACCTACTGCAAAGAGGAAACGTAAGAAGGCCGAGGCCATTGCACGTACAAGAAAACAACAGCGTATGGAATTACAAACGCAACACGGCAGGAGAAAAAAATAATGTCAATAATGGATAAATTAAAAAAGAATTCGAAGATTAAGACAACATCAGTCTTATCTAAATCGATTTTCTTTACAGAAAAAGATATGGTACCCACAGAAGTGCCAATGGTAAATGTTGCCTTATCGGGTGATATTGATGGTGGACTTACATCAGGATTAACAGTATTGGCCGGGCCAAGTAAACACTTTAAGACAAGTTTTGCTTTACTTATGGCTGGAGCATACATGAAAGAACATGATGATGCCGTAATGTTATTCTATGATTCCGAGTTCGGTTCACCTCAGTCGTATTTCGAGGCATTTGGTATTGATACTGATAGAGTATTACATACACCAATTACAGATGTAGAACAACTCAAGTTTGATTTAGTAGGTCAGTTAGATAATATCGAGCGTGGTGATAAAGTAATCATTGTAATTGATTCTATTGGTAACCTTGCTTCTAAGAAAGAACTAGAAGATGCCTTAAATGAAAAAGGTGTTGCTGATATGTCCAGGGCTAAGGCTTTGAAAGGACTTTTCAGAATGGTTACTCCATATCTTACTATGAAAAATGTTCCACTACTTGCAGTTAACCATACTTATCAAGAGATTGGATTATTCCCTAAAGCTATCGTATCAGGTGGTACTGGTATTTACTACTCAGCTGATAACATTTGGATTCTAGGCCGTAGACAAAATAAAACTGGTGCTGATGTTACAGGTTATGATTTTATTATTAATGTAGAGAAGTCAAGATTTGTTAAAGAGAAATCAAAGATTCCAGTATCAGTATCATGGGAAGGTGGAATAGAACCATACTCAGGGCTACTAGAAATTGCCTTGGCAGGTAACTATGTTGTTAAGCCAACTATGGGCTGGTATGCTAGAGTTGACCAATCAACAGGTGAAGTAGTACAGCCCAAAGTAAGACAGAAAGATACTCTTACTAAAGAATTCTGGGAACCTATTCTAACCGGTACGGACTTTGCTAAATTTATTAAATCATATTATCAGATCGGCCACAAACCTTTATTAGAAATTGATTTAGAAACCACTTTACAGGAAGAGTAAAGTGATGTATAATATAACAGATAAAGATTATACTTTAGTAGAACAAGAAACTGGAGAGTTATCGGACTTCTATGGGATAAGATTAAAAACAGGTAAATGGAAAAATGTTGTTTTTGTATTCGGTAAGGTATCTATTAAAGAAGATACTGTTGAAGATACAGCAACGATTTCCTTTACCTACAATATTCAAGACCCTAATGAATATGATGTAGAAGCTTTAGAAAAAGATGAAGAATTTAATGATTACTTAGGCTCTATTTTACAATATATTGTATCACAGTCCCTAGAAAAAGAAGAGGCACAGATTGGACATAAAACATCAACTACCGACACACATACTGAGCAACCTACTCAATAACGAAAGTTATTGCAGGAGAGTTATTCCGTATATCAAACCCGAATATTTTGAGGGTGAACACAGAACTGTCTTTGGTCTAATAACTGCATTCGTTGGAAAACATAATAAACTACCAACAGCAAGTGTATTAGAATTAGAACTTAGAAAGACAAGTGCTCATGATGATACACTTAATAGTGCATCTCAGTTGGTTAAAGTCTTAGTACAAAGTGAAGAAATAGATACAGATTATCTTATTAAAGAATCAGAGAAATGGTGCAGAGATAGAGCAGTCTATCTTGCTATTATGAATTCTATCGGTATCATAGATGGTAAAGATGCCGAACAATCAGAAGGTGCAATACCAGAAATACTTTCGAATGCTCTAGGTGTATCATTCGACCAAGCAATTGGCCATGATTACATTGATAATTCAGAAGAAAGATTTGATTTCTATAACACAAAAGAAGATAGAACACCATTTGATTTAGATTACTTCAATAAGATTACTAAGGGAGGCTTACCCAATAAGACCTTGAATATTGCTCTGGCCGGAACGGGCGTGGGTAAGTCC